GCCAAAGTGATCGAGCCCATGCAGATCCGTTGGGGGCTGACCGGCTCGTTCACCGCGAACGGACTCGAGGACGTATTCGGCCAGTGCAAGATCATCGACCAGCAGATGCTGGGCCGCAGCAAAGGCGCGTTCCTGCAACAGTACTTCCACTGCTTGAACCGTGACTACGGCCAGTGGACGCCGCTGCCTGGTGCGCTGGAGCGCGTGATGCAGCGCATCAAACCGTGGACTTATGTGCTGGAGAACGCTGACTACAAGGACAGCCTGCCACCACTCAACACAGTCGAGCGGCGCCTGCCGATGCGGATGGACGATTACGCCGCGATGAAGAAGGAGATGCTGCTCCAGTACGGCAGCGCCATCATCACCGCGCCGTCCGCAGCGGCGGTCACGATGAAGCTTCAGCAGCTCGCAGCCGGGTTCGTCTACGACAACCACGGCTACGCGGTCTGGCGCTCAGACCACAAGCTCGACGCGCTCGCGGACATACTGGATGAGAACCAGCGCGCGCCGACGCTTGTCTGGTATCAGTTCAAAGAGCAGTTGGCAGCGCTTGAGCGGCGCTTCCCGCACGTCGAGACGCTTAATCATCCGGACAGCGTCACGCGCTGGAACGCGGGCCAGATCGAACTCTTGGCAGCGCACCCGCAGTCAGCCGGGCACGGGCTCAACCTGCAAGGCCAGCACATGATGGTGTGGTTGTCGCTACCGTGGTCGCTGGAGCTCTACGAACAGGCGGTCGGGCGCCTGCACCGCAGCGGGCAGCGCCGGCCTGTGTGGAACTATGTGTTGCTGACCGAGAAGACGGTCGATGACACGATCTGGAAGGGTTTGTTTGAAAAGCGAACGGTGTCTGACCTTGCGATGGAGGCTTTACGGTGATCCCTTTGACTGAGAGACTGAAGGCGGCGCGGCTGGAGGCGCGCATACGGCAGCGCGACTACAACGCTGCCAAGCGCGCGCTCGACCGTGTCTTGGTGCAGATCAACAACTTGGAGAAGCGAATTGAACTGGCGAGAAACTCTGCGAAAACTAAACTCACTCACTGAGGAGCAACTATGGGCGCTGCTGGAAGAAGAGGTAACGGGGAAGAGGCGCGTGTCCGTTGCGACACGCCTGCACATGAGAATTTGCAGGCTGCGCGACTCGCGCGAGAGGCTGGAACTGCTGAAGCGCTTGACGAGCGCTACATGATCGCAGCGGCAACCGACGTCCAGCGCACCTGGCGCAAGCACGGCTGGACGCCGCCCTCGGAGCAGCCCGAGTACCAGGCCAAGTGGGCGGCCGCCCAGCAACCTACCCGACTGAAGGACATGAAATGATCGAAATTTTTGACAGACATGATCAGACGCAAGCGTGCCGAAACCTGCTGGCCACGGTGATCCAGCTTGCCGTGGCCGACGCTTGCTCGCAGCCGCCCAAGCGTCGAGAAGGTGACAAGGCGGTTTTGTCGCACATTACGGTGGACGCCCTCACGGCGCTGCGGTTCATGTTCGACGAGAGTGTGTCCGGGCTGAACGAGTACGCGACATGGCTTGACTTTGATCCGGGGCAGTTCCGGCGCAAGTTGCAAGACACCATGTACAACGACTCGCCCCTGACCATCAACGGATTTGAGTCTAACCAACGAAGGAACTTCCGCTACAACTACACGACGTGGCGGCGCTTTGCGAACCAAGTCACTGAAGCAGACTTTGGAGAAGACAATGATTGACTACGCCGAAGGGCATCATCAGATGAAGAAGCTGGTGGATCAGGTCTGGCAACTGATCCTCGAGCAGAAGTTCAGCGAGGCCCGCGCGCTCTGCGACACCATCGTGGTTGAGGCGCGGCTCACCAAGGCGCAGATCGGCGCCCAACACCCCAAGGAGACGGGCCATGAGTAAGCTCTGGACCGTGCGGATGACCTTTGAGTTCGTGGTTGTGGCTGACGACGAGAAGGCCGCGAAGGCGGCCGCAATGGAGAACGCAGACGACGCGCTCGGCATGGCTGACTACGACGACATTGCGGTCGAGCTGCGCCGTGGCGCTGACGCCAAGGGCTGGGAGCATCCGACTTGCATCCCTGTGAACTGCACGGAAGACAAGAGCATCCGTGACCACTTGGAGGAAGGCGCATGACACGCGACGACATCATCCGCATGGCGCGGGAGGCAGACATTGATTGGCACAAACACTGGGACGACGAAGAAAACAGGCTTGAACGCTTCGCAGCCCTTGTCGCCGCTGCCGAGCGTGATCAAATCATCGCCCTGAATGCGCCCGAGATTGAGCGCATCAACGAGTACATCAAAACGCTGGAGGAGGCGGTTGCTGCCGAACGTGAGGCGTGTGCGAAGGTTGTCGAGCAGGCAGGGGTCGATGGCTACGGGACGCTGGCAGCGGCAGCGATGATCAGAGCAAGGGGAGAGAAATGAACCAAGTTAAACAAAACCCAGAAGTAGAGCAATACAAAAGCCAGATTGAGCGGCAATGCGTTGAGATGCAGGCTGCGCTTCATCTGCTGAAGGCAACGGTAGAAACACTGTATATGCGCCTCAAACCAGTTATGGCGGACGCACCAATGCGTACAGCCTCTAGTGAGGTATCGCCAGTGGCTTCACCGCTCGGCCTGTCCATCCATCAATACCGACAACAAACCACAGCCGTCATTGATGAGCTTGCCCACATTATTGAGAGCCTTGAGATATGAGCGATAAAGAACTGATGCAGCAGGCGCTGATGGCGCTGGAAGAAGGCATGACAAGCAAAGAGTGGCGCGAACTGGTCAAAGCCCTGCGCGAGAGGCTGGCGCAGCCCAACGAGTTCGAGCCCGACTGGGATGCAATGGCGGTGATGGTTGCAGAACAGCAGCGAATGGCGACTGAAATTGAACGGCTAAAAGACGGATTCAATAAATCTGAATCACGCCTGCACGATGTTGCCGTTCACTGCGAGCGAGTCGAGCGAAGGCTTAAAGACGTAAATACAGCAGCAATGAAACTTACGCGTGACCTTGTATGTATGGATTTTGACGACGATGAACGCCTAGATCGTGACAGGGTGATGGCGCGCATCATGCAGTGGCGCAACGAGTGGGACAAAGCGATGTTTGAGGAGCGTAATAAATGATTGAAGACTTTTGGGATTGGCTACCTAAAGCCTATGGAGATGTTGGAGACGAGCCGGTTTTCACAAAATACAACATGGAGGTGGCTTTTGCCGCCGGAGCCGAGGCTGAAGCCAAGCGAATGTGGCAAGGACTGACGGATGAGGAGATCGGCAGTTTATGGGATGGTCATGTTGTGCCAGTGTTTGGCAAAAACGGTATCAATCCAATCGTATTTGCCCGAGCCATCGAAGCAAAACTCAAGGAGAAGAATGGATGACGCCTTGCCCCAACTGCGGCGCGGCGTTGGCTTTCAAACGATGGCGCAAGAATGCGGATGCTTTCAGGGTACGAAACTGCCTCGCTTGCAAGGCTCGCTTCAAGACGCAGGAGGTCATCCTTTATGAGATCGGAACCATGACCGAAGAACGCTTGATCAGGTTCTTGTCAGAACGTAAGGGCTGGCAGTCGTATGAGACGATTGCTCGACACTTCTGCGTGACACCCGCAACGGCGCAAAACGCCATCAAAAAACTGGAGAGGGAAAACCGTGTCCAATTCAAGTTTGGCGAGAACGGAAGAAAGCTCTGGCACCTCGTCGACAAAGAGGTTGCCCCGCCTGCGCCGCGCAAGTCCCGCGCCAAACCGCAGCCCGATCCCGTGGCCGTTCCCGCCAGCAGGGTTTACCGAATCGAAGACGGGGAGAGTCGAGCCGCCCCTAAACCCCGAACCAAAGCCCCGACGCAGCCGCAAAGCTGGTTCAGCGTCCTTGGTCAGTGAGGAGGCGCCGTGGTGACCGACTGGACACCCGAGGAGGAAGAAGCCTGGCGCGAGTTGGAGCGGCGCTGCCCGACCAAGGAGCAGACTGTCCAGCTCGCGCAGATGCTGGACGGCGGGGAGGTCTACCTATGCCGCTTCTGCGGCGACTACCACGTCAGACCGTTGCCATCACCAAAGCAGTCCGTCTGACCTCCAGCACGCGCCGACCCCAGCCACGGCCGAAGTGTTCCCACGTCTTGAGTTCTTGCAGGAACGCGAGCCGCTTGTCGCAGTACGCGTTGATGACATCCGGCACCACGATCGCCTCGACCGCCGCCAGCGTGCGCGGCCCGAGCACGCCGTCGACCGTCACGCCAGCGACCTCTTGCAGGAACTTGACCGCGCGGCCAGGCCCGCTGTTGACCGCCGTGTCGAAGACGACATAGTCGATGCCGGCGGGCAGCGCGCCGCACCGTGGGCGGTCCCAGTACTTGTCACGGTAGAGCGGCGTCACGTCTGCGACCGTCAGTGCCTTGATGGCGTCCACGCTGACGGGCCGCCCGACCCAGCGCTCCCACGTCTCCTTGGTCACGCCAAGGTTGGTGGCGCCGCCGGGGTCGTGAGGGTTCAGAACGAAGCCGCCCTCATGCTGGAGGACGTGCTGGAGGCACTCCTCGAACCGGGTCATCGACGCTTGTCCCAGATCGACCAGCCGAGCCCGGCGAGCGTGGCGAGCGCGCCCACGATCCCTTCCCACGTCTCGCCATCAATGCCCCAAGACACCGCGAAGCCGCCGCCAGTGGCGGTCAGGACGTGCCGCACGACGGCGGTCAAAACGGTTGCGTTCATGTTGTCTCCTTAAAGTTTGACGACAAGGCCCAAGAGCAGCACGATGATGAAGCCGGCGCTACCGATCAGGATCTGTTCCAGCCGCTTGAGGCGAGCGTTGATGCCCTCGTAGCGCACAGCGCAAACTTCTTCGTGCGTCATCAGTCGGGCCTCCACTTCGTTGATGCTTCCCATTGATAAGACTCCATTCAAAGCGTCGGCTCGATGCGCGGCTGCGCCGGAGCCCTTGGTCTGACAAACAATCCTCTCAGCGCGTTCAGCCCACGCGTAAACGGGAGGAGCGCCTCCGGATAGACCGGCTGAAGCGCCTGCGCGCGCAACTGGTTTTGGTACTGCTGCTGGCGGTAAGCGTCCTCGGCAGCCTGCTCGCGGCCCTCGTAGGCGCGTAGGTTGTTGAGCGCGACCTCCGCAGCGCGTTCGTTCGTCTGCTGGATCAGCCGCTCCATCATCAGCCGGCGCGGCTCAAACGCCTCGTTGACTTGGCTCTCGATCGCGTTTCGCATCTCGAAGTCGCGCATGGCGGCCAGATGCTCGTCAGCGGCCTGCCGGTTAAGCCCCAAGATCTTCGCGCGGTCGCTGGAGTCGGCGAGCGACTGCTGCTCGGCAGCGTCAGCCTCGGTCTGCGCGGTGGCGCGCTGGATCAGACGGCGGTCGGCAGCGGCGTCCGACTCGGCCATGCGCCCCTCGCGCGCCTGCGGGGTGTAGTACTGCCACAGCTCGCGGTCCTTGGCCGGCAGGTCCGCAGGCATCACCGGCAGGCTCATCAGATCGGTCGCCTCGCGGCGAGCGCGGGTCGCCTCCAGCATGGCGTTGTTGCTGGGCCGGGCCGGGCGGTCGTCAGCGCGCGCGGTCGTGTAGGTCTGGACGCGGTTGGTCTTGGGGTCGCGCCAGCGGAAGGTCGTCTCGCCCCGCGCTCGCGCGTTGGCGAACGCCTGGTTGAAGGTCAGCCCGCCGCTTTCGGCGAGGAGGTTAGCGAGCGGGTCGGCCATGTCAGTCCTCACTAAAGCTAACAACCGGCGCAGCTACAGGAGGCACTGCCACAGCCGTCGCGCGGCCCGCAGCGCCGCTGAACATTGTGCGCCGCTCTTTACGCGCTAGCGCCCGCTGCATAGCCGCCAAGGCTTCATCAGGCTTTTGATACATCAGCACTGCCAGTTCAGTCGCCGCTTTGTCGTTGATACGCTGTTCAAGATGCCGACTGACCCGTAAGGCGAGCTGCGTGGCTTGATCGAGCGGATTGTAGCCGCGAATTGGAGAAGTCTCTTCTGCGGCTTCAGTAGCAAGGCGTTGCGCGGATGGGCGCGACGCCGCTTCACCTCGGGCTGCAAGTCCTTCTGCGCGCTGAAAACGAGCGATGTCGGCTGCAACAGAAGATAGGTCGGTGAGGTCTTCACGACTAAAATTGCCGACAATTTGCTGGACTTTAGGCTGCACGCGAGCATCAGGCAATGACCGCTGAAACTCAGCCGCTACTTTACGAACTTGACCAGCGCGCTCAACCAACGCTTCCAAGTCAGCAAAGCCGCTTCGGCCCATAACTTGTTTAATGCTACCGCTGTTCTCTGCCAGCAGTTTGACTGCCGCACCAATGTCAGGCTTGTCGCCTGAGATCATGTTGGTGACGCGCTGCACTACAGAGGCTTGAATAGCTTCGCGGCCGTCTGGCGACAACCGCCGCAACGCATCAGACATTTGCGCTGGGCTACGGAGCAAAGATTGCACAATGTCTTGCGGGTTTTCTTGCCCATAAACGCCACGCAACGAACCAATCTCATCCAGCCCTTGCGTAAGGCGCGCCGCTTCGGTTTGGATTCGGTCTAACTGCTGACGCACGGGGACGCCGTTTTGCTCCAGCAACTGAAGTTTGTCGGAATGCTTTTGCAGGAATGTTGCGGCCGCGTCAGGCCGCACTCGCATTGTGACAGGGTCGATCACCGCGTCGCGGAACATGTCTTGAATGCCGCGCGTAAACGCTGCGCGCGCTTGCGGGTCTTGGCCAAAGGTGGTCAGGAACTGACGAGTGTCGGTCGGATCTTTGAAGTAGGCCGCGACCGTGTTCTCTGGCAGGATGCGCGTCTCACCAAACGCAGAATCTTTAAGCAGCCGTCCGGTGACGTTGTCTTTGAACGCGGGCGCAAACCGCAGCCGATAGGTTTCCAGCGCTCTGCCATACAACGCTTTTGCCTCGTCAGACAAGTTTGGCGTGTTGGCGATCACTTCATCAATCTGCCGGTGCATCGCCATCAAATCGGGCACTTGCGCTGGCGTCAGCCCTGCCATGCTACGTTGGGCGCTGGCGATGTCGGAATTGATTGCTTTACGCAGCGCGTCCAACTGCTCAAGCGACATAGTAGGCAATTCGACACCGGTCGTCAGCGGACGCCCGTTCGGACCAATGATGAGCCCCGCCGTAGGCGTGGGCTGAAGCGGAGCTAGCGCTCGCGCGATAGCTGGTGCGGACTCCGGTGCGAACTCAGCCAGCGGGCGCCCGAGCGCGGCTCGCGCTGCGTCAGCGATCGGAGTAACGTCAATCTGAGCGCCTTCAGCGGCGTTGAACGCAGCGGCGTAGGCCGGCTGAACTTCCTGCGCCCGCATACGGCGCCGCAGCGCTTCTGCGCGCGACTGTATGACTTCACCTGGCGCCGCGCCTTCTGGGTACGCCGCTTTGGTAGGTAGTTCACCTCGAAGTGAGGTCATCAGCGCGTTAAGGTTTTGCTCCTCGCCAGCAATTTGGCGTTGCAGATTGTTCCTGACTTCTGACAACCGCGTCAGATCAGCCGGCGCAAGCTGGGTGCCTTCCTGCGCTATCTGCTGTTCAATGCGGTCAAGCTGACCGCGCAGATAACCCATGTTCTTTTGCACCGCATCAAACTGAATTTGCGCGGCTTGCGGCGCTCGTTTAATGCGGTCTTGTAGCGCCGCCAAAGCAATGTTCTCAACGCCGCCCTCAACAACGCGCTCGGACACAGACGGCACATAGCCAGGGGTTGTTCGCATACCTTGCGTAGCGCGAAGCGCGTTGACCCCTTCTGCGCCAGCCGCGCTCAAAAGCGCGTTCTCTGCAATTTGTTCGGCGGGAGTCAGCATACCTTTTACAGACCGAGCCGCACCGAGCCCCAACCTGAAAGCGGGCGCTAGGACGGCGCCAAGCGGCCCCGCCATCATCACGTCTTCAGGGCTGAACGGCGCGGTGCCGACAACTGCTGCTGTGCCGCCGCCAGCGGCTCGCAGCCCTATGCCTTTGGCGCCCTGAACAGCCGCCGGAATCTCGAACCCACCTGTTCTAACGGCTTGCCCAAACGCGGGCGACGCCGCCCCAAGCGCTGCGCCAGCCGCCCGTACAATCGGCATTCCTAGCGCAACTTCTGTGCCGATCTGACCAACCTTTGCAGTGGTTGTCGTTGGGTCAACACCGTAGACTTCGCGCAAATACGCTTCAGTTTGAGCGCCCCGTGCGGGCAGCCCTAGCATAGGCGCCGCGCCTGTGATCTGAGCGGGTGTCATCAGCGCTTGCGTTGCCCCCGCTCGCAGTTGGCGAACGGTTTGGCCAAGCTCCTGCCGCGTTTCTTCTGGAATAAACGGGATCGCTTCCGCAACAGTTGTGCGGGTAGCGGGCGCCGGTTCTACTTCCGCTTTTAGAGCGGACACGTCGTAGCCGTTGGCCTCCAGTTTTTGAATAAGTTGCGAGCGTGTCGTGCCGTCAGGCACGTTTTGTATGACCGTACCATCAGGCAAACGAACATTCATCGCTTTAGACTCCGAAAGTCAATTACTTCCGGCTGCTCACCGCCTGCTGACCCGCGCTGTTGCGGTGCGTAGCGTTGCAGTTCGGGCCGCTCAAACAGCGACTTATCACCTTCTGTTTCAAACCATGCGTCGCGAGCGCCGCGCATCGTTTTGTTTTCCGCAATCCATTTGCGATAGAACTGGTCTTGCTCAATCGAGCGTTTAGCTTGAGCGCGAGCTACATCCAACATGAATTGGTTGGCTTCAGGCGTATTGCCAAGTTGAGCAAACGTTTGTTCAATTCGCTCGGCGTCTTGGTTAGTTTGCACACCTTTCTGCTCAAGCTGCTTTGCAAGCACATTTTCTTTAATTGCTTGCAAGAAAGTTTGTGCGTTAGTGGCAAACTTGCCAGCATCTTTGACGCCCATCGCCGCCAAAAAATTAGCCGCTTTGGCTTTTACATCCGTACCAAACCCAGTGCGAAAGCCTGCGTCTAGCACTCGTTGTGCAGAATCGATGGAGGTCAACTGACGACGGGCAGATTGCGCCAACGTTGACACTGTTTCTTCTTCTTTAGCCAACCCTGCGCCACGAGCTTTTTCTTCTTCCCGTTCGCCTGCGCCAACATTTACGGTCGTACCACCAACCCTGCCCAACGCTTCAATCCGCGCGTCATACGCCGCACGATTGGGGTCGTTAGGCGGCAGCCTGTCGCGCTCCGCAATCAAGCGTGTCAACTCTGTTTGCGCGCCCGGTCCAGCCGGCAACGTGCCTTGCATCTGCATCTGAAGTTTTTGAAACTCGCCTTCTTGACGGCGTCTTTCGGCGATCAGCTTCGCCACCTCGGCTGCCGACTTCTCCCGCGCCGCGACGACCGGGCCCATGCCCGGCGTTAGCGCGACCTCGCGCTGCATCTCGCGGGCGCGTTGTTCTTGCGGCATCAGCATCAGTTCAGCAGCGCGCGGGCCCATGTCGACGCCTTGCTCTTTCAGGCGCCGGTAGGTTTCCGCAAAGTCGCCTAAATTAGGCGACGTCTCCATCAACGCTTCAGCGGCAAGTTGTTGGCCTGCTGACTTACGCTTGCGCTCGCGTTCGCCGAACGTCTCTTGCAGCTCAAGCGCGCGCAGGCCACGCTCGCCGCCCATCAGCGCTTGCTCCAGTGTAAGCGGGCGCCCGCTCCTTAGCGCGCCCGCCAGCGCCTCTTCCTGCGCCATCTGCCGCTCGAACTGCTGCATCCGCATCTGGTTCAGCGCGTTGGCTTGCTGCGCCTGCTGAATCTGGGCGAACTGCGCCATCATGTTGTACGGAGACTCGAACCGAGGCGGTTGAATCCCGGCGGCGATCAGTTGGTTGATAGCCATGTTTAGCCCCCGTAATCTAATGAACCAGTTCCAATCGCGTTCATCTGCGATGGGCTGGCATAATTCATCCAGTTCAAGTTTGCGGGCTGCCTGCTTTGCAGCATGTTGTACATCCGGTCGCCCATGTAGAGGTTGCCCAACTGGCCGAGCGTGTTTGAGAACGTCTGCGCCTGGCCCAGACGGCCAGCAGCGGCGGCCGAGCCGACCGCACCGGCGGCCTGCGCCTGCGCGCCGCCCAAGTTCATCATCTGGTTGGCAATGTCAGAGGTGACGCCTCGACCGGTGGCGGCGGTCTGGAGCAGCGGCAGCATCTCGCCTGACCGCTCGCCGGTGAACTGGCCATACTCCATCGCGCCAAGGTTCGCACGGGCCGCGCGGTCACGCTGGAACCGGTCGAAAGCGCTGCCGTACTCCTGCGAGGCCAAGTCTTGGCCGTACCGCTGGAACGCCTTGCCAGCGCCGCCTGACAGAAGCCCGCCGCGTGCGGCAGCGGTTCGCTCAAGCGCTTTCAGCCCCTCGGACATCCGGAACGCATAGCCGGGGTCAGCTTGGAAGTTGAACTGCTCGGATGCCAGCTCGGCGGGCGACAGACCAGCGCTTGCCTGGTACGGACGGAAGTTCCGCATCCGTTCCATGAGCATGTTCTGCGCCTCGATGCCGGCCTCGCGAAACGGCGCTTGGGCTTCCAAACCGCGCTCGAACATCCGCTCTTGCGACGCGATGCCCTCGCGGATAGCGTTGGCTTGGTCTCTCGCCGCACGACGAGTGGCGCTCGAGCCAAACAGACCGCCGAGGATGTTACCTCCAATGAGGCCGGCAGTTATAGGATCAATAGCCATCTCACACCTCTTTGGTCTGCGCGAGCGCGGCCTTGATCGCCTCAGGCGTTGCGGCAGCGTCGATTGCGGTTTGCATAAGCGCGTACTTGTCGCGGATCTTCTGGCGCTCGGCCTCGGCAGCGGCGGCCTCGGTGGGGATGGTCGCCTTGATGTCCAACGGCGCAAACTCTTTTGCCCGCGCCGCCCGACGCATATCGTGACCGATCTGCTTGGCTTTGTCTATGTTGACGATGATCATGCCGTGTACTCCCAAGCGTTCCGGAAGGTGCGGTCAGTCGGAATGTCGGCCGCGTCGATGATCTTGTACGGCACACCAGGCGGCACGTCCTTGGCGATGATCTCTTCCAGCGTCAACCCGCAGTCGGGGATCGGGATCAGGATCGCCACACCGCCATCAGGCGTCGGGTAAATGACTCGTTGGTTCATGTTGATCACCTGAAGATAGCAACACAGTAATAAGTAGCGTCTACCGCGCCGCCGCCGCCTGCGCCCGAAGGTTGTATGTACACGCGGACAGATCCAGTTGCAATAGGTGGCCCGGCTGCGTACAGCGACGGAAAACAAATGTTAGTGCCGTTGCTTACAAATTCCGACGTAACAATTGCCGAGTAATTAGCATCCGGCATCGCCACGGTGAAATTGACCGTATAGTCGCCTGTGCCGTTGTCCGTAATGCTGCTGACGTTGCCGCTACCCCTAATTGCCGGTGTACCAGTGCCGTTAAAGTTAACCCACGCACGGCAACCATAAGCGGTCGCTACTGAACCGTAACCGCTGTTGAATTGGAACAGGCCAGTAGACGTGGCACGAAACCGCTCGGCAGCGGCGGCGCCCGCCGCCATCGTTTTGAACGACAGGTCGAAGTCTTCCGAGCCTGCCGTCACATCAGTCGTAATCGCCTCGATCGTGGCGCCGATCTCGGTGTTGCCGGCGGTCGTTTCAACAGCAAACTGCATTCCAACACCGATGCCGTTGGCGGGCGTGCCGGATGACTGGCTGTCAATCCGCAAGACTTGCGTAACGGCGTTGGTGGTGGCACTGGTCTGTTGGATGTGCGCTTTAGTCTGCGGTGTGTCAGTGCCGATGCCTACGCGGTCGGTTGATGCGTCAACAAACACCAAATTAACATCCGTGTCGCCTTCGATCCGCGTGTCAACGTCAGCGCCCGTTTCGTTAATTACGACCGCGCCGTTAAGTGTAGTGTTACCCGTCACCAAAACAGCGCCTACAACGTCAAGTTTGACTGTTGGCGTGTTAGTGCCAATGCCTACGCGGTCGGTCGATGCGTCAACAAACAACAGGTTTGCGTCGGTGTCGCCCTCAACACGAAAGTCTTTGTCTGCGCCTGCTTCATTAAACACCGCAGCGCCAGTGACATTAACATCGCCTGTCAGCGTAAAGTTGCCAATCTGCGTGGTGTCGCCGTAATGCGTTACATCAACATCGTTCGCGCCGCCTACTTGCCCAAACGTCATAGCGGTATTGGTGCCCCGCAGGAACGGCACACCGCCTGCCGTCAAGCCCAGCTGCCCTACGGCGGCCAAGTAGACGCCGGTGTCGGTGTCCGCAGAGAATGAGTAAGGCGGCGCGCCTGCTGCGCCACTGTTCGCAAGGATCTGCGAGACGTTGATGGCGTTGCTGACGTTGTCGACCGTCCAGATCGTGGAGTCGGTCGAGGTCTTTAGCACGAACTTGTAGGACTGCGCGGCCAGCCAGACATTGGCCTCGCCACGCGAGTCCAGGATGATCGGGTTGGTGTTGGGCGTCGCGCCGGTCGAGTCTGTGTAGGTCGCAAGCGGTGTGGTCGTGCCGGCCGCATAGGTGTACAGTTTGCCGGCAACGAGCGGATTGCCGTCGTTGTCGAAGAACTGGAGCTTGGGGACGGATGACAGATTAAAGCTCATAGGGCCACCTCAGAAACGGTCAGAATGGCCGATGGAATGGCCGGGCAGAAGGCGGTCGCCGCTTCTGCGATCAATTGTACCGAAGTCGTGTCGACCGCCCACATCAGTTCAAAATAGCTGCCGCCTTGCATGTTCAGCATAAAGGACCACGCGGCAACCAACTCTGCGTTGTTGCCTTGAATGCGGGCGCGGCCGGCTGAAAACGGCACATCAATTCCATTGATGCGCGGCCAAATAAAAATACTGCCCACGCCGCCCGAAGTCTTGTCCAGTTGCAGCGAGAACTGGATTTCGTAAACGCTCACATCAGGCACATAGATGCGCGAGGTTGGCGTGCCACGCTGGATGGCAAACGATACCGTCTCGCTGTTAAACGTGACCGCGTAGGGTGTGTCAATCGCAGCAGCGGTCTGCGTTGTGGTGTCGTAGAACGATCCGTAGCGCGGGCTGCGGTTCAAAAACCGATACCACTCCCGCGACATCAGGTCAGCGGTCCCGGCCTCAAGCAGCGGCACGCGCTGCGCCGGGATGCGGAAGGGGGTCGGGTTAGGCATTGGTGGCGCTCGCGGTGAGTTCAGCCCCCATGATCGCGATCTTGACCGGGTCGGTGCCACTCACCTCGTAGACGCGGTCGCGCAGCCTTACCGTGCTGCCCAGCCGCCGCCAGATGACCCGCGTGCCGGTGGCGCCGATCGCGCCCATCGACCGCCAGTGCTCGCTTGACCAGTTGTGGCCCGCGTCGTCCGACCACCGCAGCATGACCTGCGGGTCGGACCCTTGGCCGGTCACAAGCCCCACGCCTGACTCGCAGTCGAGCTGTAGGCTGTGCTGCACCGTGCGTTTCAGATTGTTCTGGCCGGTACCAAGCGCGCGCCAAGACCGCAGCCAGCGCTGCGGTACGCCGTCATCGCTGTAGGTCGCGAGGTCGTATTCGTAGACCTTGCCGTTCAGATAGTCGCCAACCAGGATTGTGCCGTTGAAGTTCACCATGCAGTTAGCGCGGTGGCGCGTGTACTGCCCCGCAACCCATGCGGCGCGCTCATGCCACAGTTGCGTGGTCAGATCGTAGACCCAAGTCTTGCCGGCGGTCGGGAAGGTCAGCACATAGAACAGATGGCCGTCTTGCTGGTAGGACGACCCAATCGCGTCAGTAATGACGCTGTAGGACTGGATCTCGCGCTCGATCGAATGCGTGCTGACCCGCACGCCTCGGTAGCCGTTTGTCTGATAGACAATCCCTTGGCCTTGGTCGTTGGTGCCAAGCCAGAAGACGATGTTGGAGAGCTTGACGGGCGAGTAACGGGCGATACAGCCTAGTTCGTTGAAAGCGCCCGCGATGCGCTCAAGCGGGAAGTCAGGCCCGCCCGCGTTGTACCAGACCTCGGTGGACTTGGCGCCAAACACCCAGATTTCCCGGTGGTCGACCAAGACCGACACGATGTCGTCTGGCGCCCCTTCAGCGCTCGCGAAGTCCAACGGGTCGACCGACGTGCCGTCCAGCAGCGCGGTCACCCATAGCTTCTGGCTGTCAGGCTCGGCGAACACAAAGTATCCGTCTATGAAGCCGACCGAGGACGCGCCGGGGAAGTCAGGATCGGTGATCTGGGCAAACGCCGTAGTCGTGGCGTTGTAGATGTAAGACGTGCCTGCCGCGTCACCCAGCGCCAAGAACATCTGCACGCCGTTGTCTGCAATGCTGACCGGCCCCACGCCGGCGTCGCTGCTGACCGTGCCCGCGAGCGTAGCCACATAGGACGAGTCGACCCGCCAGAGTTTGGTCTGCGGGTAGGGCAGCGTAGCGGCTGACTGGGCCGTGATGACGTACAGCTCGCCCCCGTAAGTCCACAGCCCTCGGATCGGGCCGTCGTCCAGCGCGCTGACCGGCGAACCGCCTACCGTGAACGTGATCGCTTTCAAACCTGGGCAGCGCGTCAGGAACGCAGACTCCTTGCCACCCTGCGGCACCACCTCCGGATACAGGTTCACGCAGCGGTCGTTCGCGGCGTTGATGCTCGCCGCGACATAAGAAGCGCCGAGGATGGGCGTCTTCATCAGTAGCCGCCTGCGAAGATGTTGAAGCGCTGACGGCGGCGCGCGATCAGGCTGTACGGCAGCGCCATGATGTCGTCGGGATTGTTGATGCGCTTCAGGTTGCGCTTGGACGTCATCGCGATCCGCTGCACGGTGGGCGGCGGCTCGACCCCAAACTCAGGCGCGATCTCGCACGCGAGGCAGTACCGGAACGCCCGCAGGTAGCCTGGCGGGAACTGAAGGATGGTGTTGAGCGACGCAGCCTGCGTGAGCGGCTGCACCGACACCAGATGAAATTCCAGATCCTTCGTCGGACGGGGGTACAGGTACATCTCGACGTTGGGGAAGGTCATGTTGACCCACATCATCTGTGGGAACGTGCTCCCCGCAGTCTTCAACGCAATCCCGTTGTACTGGTCTTGGTTGATGAAAAGGATGTCATAGGACAGGCCGCTGCTGGTGTCCTTGAAGTAGGTGCTGTCATCGAGCAGGATGGGGCGCTGACCAACGAAGTCGCCAGTCGGGCCAAGCGACCGGTTGATCGTGTTGGCGGGCCAGGTAAAGACTTGGTCTTGCGTCGAGAACACCGACAGACGTTCGGTCGACCAAGAGTCGATCATTTGGTTCATCGCCGTGAAGGCGTCGTCCGATGTCTCAGGCGAAGGCGTCTCACCTTCGGCCAACTGACCGATGAGGCGCAGCGCCCCGTTGATCAGGTCGCCTGCCGAGACGCCGGCGCCGGATAGCGTGAGGATGGTCATTCCGTAGGCTCCTCGGGCGCCGGCACCTCAGTCCACCGCTGGTGCCAGACGCCATTGATCAGTTCAGGCTCAGTATCGCGCAGCATCATGCCGGGCGACGGACGAGGGCGCGGCGTGGGCAGCACAAAGCGAATGCCAGCGGCTTTCAACGCCTCGACGTTGGTATTGGGCGGGAAGGTGCCGTCAGGCTTGAGCAGAAACTGTTTCATAGGTAGGTCACCACGCGCACGAACCCGTCGCCACCGTCGCTGCCTGCGCCTGAGTCGAACGCTCCAGACGCAGCAGCGCCACCACCACCACCGCCAGAAGGAAATCCACCTTTACCGCCAGATCCTGCCTGAGTGCTAGTACAGCCGCCTGAGCCGCCTCCTGAGCCGCCAACGAAGTAGTCCAGCAGACCGTCAGCTCCTGCGCCTCCGTTGCCTCCAGCGGTTCCGGCAGCGCCGCCGCCGCCGCCAGCATCAGTTGCATTGCCAGAGAACACCGCGCCGCCAAGACCACCGTCGCCGCCTATCTGCGAGGTTGTTGATCCTGCTAAAAAACCAGCGCCTCCAGCACCGCCGCCGCCGACATACCCGCCCCGACTCCCACCATTTCCTACAGATGTAGTTCCAGACCCACCAGCAGATGAAAACGGTGTCGTTGCAGTGCGAAATGCATCTATGCTTAGTCGTCTAGCGCCACCAGCAACGCCGACACCAGAAGTTGACCCACCAGTACCACCAGCGCCGCCAATTGCCACAAAAGTGCCAAATTGACTGGATGAACCAGTTCCACCTAGTGTGCCGTTCGTTTCGTCGGCCGTTTGTGCAGGACCACCTGTGCCGCCCGATCCAATAACGATTGTCTCTGTGGCGCTCAGTGCGCTTGCAGGAATGCGAATATCGATCCTTGCGCCAGCGCCACCACCGCCACCACCATTAGCGTTGTTTGCTGTTGACGCGCTCCTGCGTCTGCCAGACCCTCCACCACCACCGCCACCGTACATCAGCACTTCGACGTACCGAGCGCCGAGCGGTTTCGTCCAGGTCGATGTGCCGACCGTTGTGAACTCTTGGATGTCGACGGCGCCTTGCGAGGGCGTCGGGTCGTTTAGCGTGATGCCGGTGATGGTCTTGCTGGTGTAGCCAGCAGCGGTGATGACGGCGCTGTAGATGCCGTTAGCTGCGTAGAAGATCCAGCCGCCGGAAGCGTTTGTCGTGATGGGGTTTGACTGAAGCGTCAGCCCATCATCAGAATAAATCGTTGCGAGCGCGCCTAACGAATCATAGACGTAGACCAGCGCGCCGCTGATCGGGTTGTTGCCACTGTCTGTGACAATGTCATAGTAGCTCTGCATGAGCGGTGTCCTTCCGACGCCGCCGCGCAGGCGCGGCTAGCTCGTTGGTCGAAGGCGCCTCGGCCTCGTCCGGATCATACCGCACCCAGCCGTTCTTTTCATCCTGTTCGGCTTCCATCTCCATCGTGGCGATTTTCTCGCCGTGGGTGGGGTGCCGCAGGTAAATTATTGCCATGTGTATGCAGCGGGGGCCGAAGCCCCCGCTGTCCATCAGTTGCCGGCCATAACGACCCAATTCGTGCCATCTTCGCAAACCAGCGTTGCCCAAGCACCCGCTGACGCGGCCAAAATGGCCGTGGCAGCAGTGTTTGAGGTACGCGGCTTGACGTTAGACGACGCGGAAATGACCGTGTAAGTGCCCGACAAGTTTTTGAGGTAGACGGTCCGTCCGATGTAAGCAGCCCCGCTGGGCAACGTCACAGTGACGTTGGCAGCGGAGCCGTTACAGATGACGTAGTTTTCATCTTCGCCCAGCGTAAAGCTGGCGGTCTTGGTGACCGGAGCGTTGAGGTAAAACGACGTCAGCGCCGGATCGGAGTACGCCACGCCAACAGATTTAGTATTCGGCATGACGTAGCTCCTTTAGGCAATCTTGTAGACCGTGTACGCACCCTCTGCGGTCTTGCGGAACCGAAACGCTGCGCTTGAGGTGATGGCTACCACAACAAAGGCGTTGCCGCCATCTGTGATGCCAGTCGCCGTAGCTAACGTGACGGTGCCGCTTGACGTACCGATGTTGACCAAGTTCAGATCAAACGTACTGCCAACAGTAGCGTTGGGCAGTGCCGCATCAATCAGAGCAGCGGTCGGCAGCGTGTAGGTTGCAGCAGAAGTGGAAGGGTTGGCTACCAGCATACCGCCCAAAATCTGGGCGGCGGTCAGGGTCGCCGTGGAAGTTGCGGTTTGCGGTGTGTCCGCGTAGCCCATCGTGGTTTCTGCACGATTGCCAGCGCCGACCTGATAGCCGCCTGCACCATTAGAAAGAGCCATGATTTGTTCCTTTACAGAAAGGGTTTAACCCCACATACGGCAAGCGAGTTGCGGACGAATGACCGAGTAGCCGTAGAGGACGTCAATACGGCAGGGCATCCTGTCGTTGTTGATGTCGTACTGGCGCACGATCCGCATGGAGATCCCGTTGTGAACCTGGCGGCTCGCCATGTCCACGCCCTGCGGCATCACAAGGTCAGCGGTCGCAAACGCGATCGCGTCTTTGTGGTAGAGCAGGTTCTGCGGGTACTGGGTGCTGGCGCTGCCCAAGAAGGTCACCGTCGCGCCCGATTGCGGGAACGAGTCCACGGTTGCCAGAGCCTGACCGGAGGTGTAGATCGCCGGGCTGACGCTGACCGTGTACGCACCGCCGGCTGCCGTCGCGTCAGCGGTCGCCACAAACTGCTGAAGAGCACCAGTCGACTCACGGGTTTGCGGGTTGACCGCATAGACGTTCGCAACGGTGAACACATCGCCCTTCTTGATGGTCTGCGTGCCGGTGCCGGTGATCGCAACGGTCGTCGCGCCCTGCGTGCTGACGGTAGTGGTCACCGTGTGCGCGCCGGTGCGGGTGCCGGTCGTGTGCTGCTTGATCGACTGCGACATCGCCATCTCGTCGTAACCCAGAATGCCTTCGCCCATCAGGCCCGACTTGAACTGACGGCTGATGGTCGACACCGGGTTGAACAAGCCCTTCATGCCCTCGACCAGACCGGCGTTGGCAGCCGGGTTGACGGTGGCGTAGCGCGGGCTCATCGGCGCGGCGGCCTCGTTCAGCTTCTGCTGACCTTGGAGCAGCACCAGGCTCGTCGACGGAACGGTGCCAGGCGTGCCGACCGAGGCAAAGATGCCTTGGTAAGCGTTCGCCACATCGGCGTCGATGCTGGAGGCCAGCTGACTAACCCGAGGCTTCAACACACGCTCGGCGAAGTCGTCGAGCTGCATCGTCAGTTCGGCAGTCGTGAAGTTGATGCCGATATGCTTCTGGCTGGAGACGGTGAGCGTGGTGAACTGCTCATTGTCGTCCTGCACTTGCAGCGCGGCGCCATCGGTTACCAGCGCGCGGTCCGGCAGACGGATACGAAGGGTCGTACCAATCTTGGCGCCTTCCTGCGCGAACGAGTTGTCGTCATTCTGTTCGGCATGGGCCGCTACACCCACACCCTGCTTTCGCAGCCTTGGCTTTCACCAAGGATCAGACTATATCTTCAAACGGACCGCCAGATGCGCCCACTTCGGATCATCGACACCAAGCTAGGTGTGACACCAAATTGAGCAGCAATCTCTCGGTGCAGACCAACTGAAGCGCGAATTTTCTTGACGTCTTCCGACGACAGTTTGCGGCGCCCGCTACGATCGCCAGCAGCCTGGCGATTTTTAGTGGTCATGTCTGCCATGTTGTCGTGGAACGAACCCGAAAACAGATGTTCTGGGTTGACGCATCGACGATTGTCGCATTTGTGCAGAACGTAGTCTGTTGGCTTGCTATACGCCAACTCATACGCTACGCGGTGCGAGTAGTGGGGCTTTCCGTTCATGCTGAACTGCCCATACCCGTTACGCATCACAAACCCGACCCACTCATGGCAGCCATTCTCGCGGACGGCCACTTTTTCAGAAAATCGTTCTTCAACTGATCGCTTCACGTTTGCCCCGCATTTCGGGCCGCTTGGCCCTACGCCGTTTCCGGCTAGTCGTTGAACCTTCATCATATCACAGTTAATGATAAGATGCTTGGCTGCTGATTGCCCAATCCAGCACTTTTTGGCCGTCACGATTCCCGTTTCCGAGTGCGTTGTGGCGTGCATGGCTCTAAGGGGTTTCCAGCAATTAACGGGGTTTAACGTCAGCTAGACTTTCGTTTACTGACGGTTTACGTTACGGGTGATCACAAGGTTGTTCTCGAGGATTTCGAGAGCCTTCCTCGTGATCATGTCAATCGTAAGAATGCTATTTGCCATGATGGCTCCTTAAACTTGCTGTTGGGCTTGCCACTTGCGGATCTGCCGTTGGCGCTCCGCTTCGATCCACGCAGTAGCATCCATCGCTTTGACCGAGCGAGGGTCCGTGGTGTCGTAAGCGGGCGTTCCGGCCGTTCGCGCTGTGACAGGCGTGATGGGCGCCGGGGCGCTCGATTGCTTCCTGACCGGCATTGGACTGCTGGCGAGTTTCGCCTCAATCTTGCCGATCTCCTTGGCCTGCAAGATCGGGCTCAAGCGGGAGATGCGATCAGCTTCCTTTGGATGACTGCCTAAATAATAGGCAAGGTCAGGGCCAGCGTCAGAAGCCTGAATCGTTTGCGCCATCACGGTGGTGATTCGCAGGTTCGGGTTGTAGGCGACCGTTTCAAAGTCGTCGTACTTGTCCCGCGCTTGCTCTTCCCGTTCCGCGTACGTCTCCAGCAGCTCGGCCTGTTGGCGCTCCATGTCCCTTTGCTGGAGAAGCTGTTGAGCCTTCTGTTCGGCCAGCGCTTGCGCGTAGGCTTCAACCGACTCAAACTGTTCTGCCGGCGGCAGTTCCTTGGGCGTCTCGGACGTTTGCTGCTGGGGGCGCTGTTGGCGCTCCCACTTGCGCTGCTCTCGCGCAAGCCGTTTGGCAACGATGGCGTCAAGCTCTTCTTGAGTGAAGGTCTTGGTCGCTTCCGGCGTTTGTGGTGTTGCTTCAGCGGGTTCAGGTGCCGTAACCTGGAGCTCTGCTGGCGCGGGGGTCTGTTCGACCTGTACCGCTACTTCTTGTTCAGACATGGTTGATTCCGAAGAATCCCTGGTGTAGCGCACCAGTACGCACTGAGGTTAATCGTTTTGCGTGGTGGGTGTCAAGCTGCTTTGCTGCTGAATCTGCTCACGCAGCTTCTGCCAGATCGCAACAGACACTTCCAGCGGCAGTTTGCCCAGGCCCATAGCGATGATGTTGGCTTCGTCAACCGTCACGGTGATGGTGAACTCTTGCATCATGCTGCCCAGGGAAGAGGAGGTTGAATCACAGGAGGGTTGATCTGGTTGTCGATCTGCTGCTGCACTGCGGCTTCTGCCGATGCTTGATCCACACCGTTTGCCCAGATCCATCCAAGCACCTGATCCTGCGTCAGATCAGCGTAGGGGGTGAAGTTTGCCGGGTCAGCAGGGGGCAGTGAGCAGGTGGAGTAGACCGTACCGGAGTAGGTGTCCTGTGTGCCGTTGCAGCGCCAGCCCACGGTGATTACTGCTTCTGCGGGATCAGCAGAGATCGGTGTGGTGTTCATCCATTCGATTGTCCAAACGGGGGTCATGATTTAGTCCTCAATGAATTCGTGAACCGCGTCAAGACCGAAATGGTCGTTGACAAACTTAAGCAGACGCTCAACATCAATCTTCAGCACTTTGCCGGTTGGTGTGTGCTTGGAATGGAAGATCCATTCGTTCGTTGCTGTGTCGTGCGGTGACAGCAGGGTTGCGTTTCCTGCTGCGTCCATTACCCGCGCTTCGCCTGCTGTTGAATAGAACGACACCCCGTTTGCAAGAGTACCGACAGGCGCAGTGCCGTCAAAGATGTCTAGGCGATTTGTGCCAGCGGTTGTTGCGCGAGCAGCAGTGCCGCCTACTTGGACGCTACCACCAGACGATGTTTGAAAATCCCCCCCGCTGGTGATACGGGCGCGTTCGGTGGACGATTGAAGGAAGCGCAGCGAGTCATTAGCACCTCGCACAATCCATTCTTCGTTACCGCTTGACAAAAGTGACAGGCTTGCAGTACGGGCAGTGTTTGACCCAGTACCGCCGCCGCGAACTCGGATTGCCCCCGCGACATCCGCATAAGCGGTCAACTGGAAGCCGCTGTCCGGCGAACTCGTCCCAATACCCAGCCCTGTGCTGGTCAGGCGCATTTGTTCGGAGCCGCTTACGCTGAACGTCATGATCCCGCCGGAAACCAGCCTCAGCCCAGTAGACCCGTCCTTCTCAATACCTGCCCAGTATGGGTTTCCGCCATACCCAAAGAACAGACCTGCCGCATTTGCATCGGGGACGTTAAATGAAATGACAGCGTTTACATCGTCTTCCAACGCAAGAACCGCATTGCCAGCAATGCTTGTTCCAGAATTGCCAGCAGTGTTTTTGAGCGTAGTCCCATCAAACGTCAGCGCACTCCCCGTGGTCAGGACTTTGGAGGCGTTGAGGAAAGCCACGCCGTTGACGGTGCCAGCCGACAGCGTGAGCGCAGCAGAGAACGCAATGTCCCGAGGGACGACATAGGTGTCGCCAGACTGTGCCGCTTGGATCTGCGGGACTGCTGTGTTCAGTAACAAAACCTCGTATGCGGCCA